AATGTTTCTTCAGTTGCTGCTAGTGAACGTAGTGAACCTAGAACTTCCTGATCAATTTCTGCAGTAATTTCTTGTGCTAGAGCAGCCATTACTTCTGCTTCAACGTCGATGCCGTGCATTGACTGTGCGTCTTGAGCTGCTTCAAATGTCCAGCGTGCCTGTAGTTTACGAGTCTTTGCTTCGACTGGCTGCTTTAGGATCTGGATACTTAGTTGTGAACCACCTGTACCTTCTTTTGCTGCAGTTGTGTCACCACGACCTGTTGAAGTCGAACCTGAATATGCTGTAGCAATTTTGAATGGTGATAGTGCTTCGTCACCAGCAACTGTGTTTGTATCAAACGGTGCACTTGCTGTTGAAGTTACACTGTCTGCATAACGAACACGTAGAGTGTGAATTTGTCCAACTGGACCTTGCATTGGCTGAACACCAACGATTTCGTTAGCGATAACAGTTGGCATAACACGACGGATAACTGGTAGGATAACACGGTTAAGTGTTGCTACGTTACCTGCTGCTGATGCACCTGTTGATGCTGCCTCTTTCAAGTATTTGCGTGTGTTCTCTAGAACAACACTCATGCTGTTGCGGCGATTACCTTCTAGACCTTCAAGAAGTGCATCTTTGGTATCGTCCCAACGGCTTTCTAGTAGTACGTCTGACATAATTGTCTCCTCATTTGTACTTTATTTCAAGCCTGCAAGTTTGCGGATGTCAACAATGTTGCTGTCATCTTGAACCTGGACTGTTTTTTGTTCTTTGTTACCAGTAACTTCAGTAATAGTTTCTTTCTTAGATTCTTTTGATTCTTTTATCATTGATTTACCGTCTAATACTGCTGGTAGGTAACGATCGAAAGCAGTCTTCAACTTTGAAGTCTGTACGCTTTCAAGTAGGTCAGTCATAATCGCTGCCTTATCTTTGTTGAGTGGCTTCAATAGTGTATTAAGTGTTTCTTTACGCTCAACACCCTCTTGAATCATAGCAATTTCTTGCTCTTTGCTCTCAACTAGTTTAGCCTTCTCTTCAAGACTCTCATTGATTTGAGCAACTTCTTCAGTAGCCTTAGCGACTGCTGCTTCTAGTTCCTTAATCTTTTGGTTTTCATTGAGGTGACTTGCAGAGAATTCTGTAGCAAAAGTTTCAAAGATTTTACGTCCGAAAGTATTTTCTTTTGCAACCTGAATATCTTCTTTAAGTTGAGTCATTTCACCTTTTAGATAGTCAGTTACTGCTTCGTTTACTGCCTTGCTTGTGTGCTTAACAAACTTTTCTTTGAGTGTGTCAAAATTTGCACGAGCCTCTTTAACTAAACGAACCTTAGTTTCAACAACATCTTGACGATCTTTCTGGAACTCACTGATCTCTTCAGCAAGTTGTGAAGTAACAAACTTTTCGAGTTTGCCAATCAATTCTTGTTGTTGAGCTCTTTCACTGTGTAGTTCTTTAATTTCTTCACTAAGTGTTTTTACTAAGAATGTGTCAAAAGTACCAGTTGCTTCTTGTAGTTTAGCAACTGCTTTTGCCCGATCTTCTACTGCTGCTTTACGCTCCTGAGCAATTTGCTCAAGTTCAGTAGTAAGACCTTCAGTAACCATACGATCTAAGGCTTCAACCATAGTAGATTTATCATGCTCATAGCGTTGTGCAAACTCCTCGCGAAGTTCTGCAGTAACCTGCTGACGAGTTTCGTTCATTTTTGCTTCCCATTGTTCAGCAATGGCAGAACGAGTTTCCTCATTAACAAGGTCGCTATCTAGTAGTGGTTTGATAGCATCTAGCATTTGGATCTCCTAGATCTTTAAGTCCCTGATAAGACGAATCATTTCCTCTTTCAGGTATTTTTGCACTTTGGCGTCACCGTTTGCTTCACGAGCAACGTCAAGTACTTTATGCCCCCCACGCATATTAAGTAGTCCTTCGTAAATCGCTACTGGATATGCATTTGGTGCACTGGGTTGTGCCACAACGTCAACTGTGACAATTTCAAAATCACTAACATTACCAGTAGATTCACTTACGTTTCCACTGCCTCTGCTACTGACTCCAAGTTTTACTCCGCTCTCCAACATGGTTTTCACAAGATTACCCATTGGAGTTGGTAGAATCTTTAGTTTGCCGTACCCATTAGGTCCATCCATCCACATATTTTCAATCATATGTGATACTCGATCAAGGTTAATTTTGAGATCATCTGGATGGTCAACTTCGCCTAAAACGCTGTTGCCGGATTTGATTTGCTCATTAATAGAACTTACAGCATCAGTAATCTCAGAGACAGGGTAAACACGCGAATTTGCGTTTTTAACCCCGCCCTGGATACAAATGCCTTTCATGTAGAGATCCTTACCACCGCTGTTGTTTTCTTTCGATTCAACAACGACACCTGCTTGGTCAAAGGTT